ATATAAAACAAAATGGAACTAATATAAAATTAATTTTAAGTGCAGCATATAATACTACCGCACAATTTCCAACAATTTGCAAACCTTATCAGATAACAGTAACTCATCGAGACGGACAATTATCAAATATCGCTCCTGAAATATTATCTCCCGGATGTAGTTTAGAATTTCGAGAAATTGAAGATTCAAAATTTGAAGATAGAACTAAACGATTAAATAAAAGTAAACCTATGAGGACATTAAAAGAAGCATTTGATGCATTTGAATTTGATTTAAACCAACAATCAGAATCACATAAAAGACAAGTACAAGACTGGCTTAATGAAATTAGAAATGATTATTCGTTTAAAATCGATCCTCCTCCTAAACAAAAGAGAGGAGAAGAATTACCTATAAAGTTTCATTTAAAATTAGACCCAATTTATAATTCTTATAAGTTAGATAATAGAAATCTACCATTTGAACAAACTGAAGAAAATAGAGATTTGCCCGGAATAACCAGCATACCATTTAAATCAGGTGATACTATTATAGATATGATAAAAACTATTATGAGTTATTCTATAAATGTTGGAAAGGATGCAGATACGAGATCATTATCAAAATCATTTAAAATAAATTTAGCTTATAGATATGAAAAAGATAATAAAATACATGTTTATATAAAAATAAAACAAATATTATTACCATTTAATAATATAGAATTTGGTGATACTGGAGCGGGGGAAGGTCCAACACCTTTAGAATTTACATTCAAATCCGGAAAATTAGAAGATATTGATATAATATATTTTAAAACTGATATACAAAGCGATAATGGTATTATACCATTAGAAGTTGGTGAAAAATTTCCAATATTTGGAAATAGAGAACCTATAATGGGTGAGAGAATACCAAGTACAGCACCGGATTCAAAATTTACAAAATCTGAATATAGTGGATTACGAGTCCCAATATTTCCCCATCTAATTAATGGTGTAGAAGATATGAATGCATTAGCTAATATTTTTATTAGTTATGCAATTTCTAATGAACAAGCCAGTAATCACGAAATTCAAATTCTTGGAAATCCTGACTTAATGTCCGATTTACAGCGATTACCAAAGGATGCAATTAATTTAAACCCTATAGGACATGCTAAAAATTATAAAATGCCAGAATCTTATCCAATGTATTTAAAAATAAAAATATATATTGAAAAAGATGCAGTAATTGGATTAATTAGAAGTGAAAATTTACCAGCAGTATATTATTATGACAAATATTATGAAATATCAAGTATTTTAAATGATATGACAAGTGGGACATTTACACAATTAATAGAATTGAAAAAAACCGATGGTATTATATAAAATGTCTACATTTAAAAAAATATTAGATAATTTAACATTTTTTAAAAATGAAGAATGTTCTACATATAATTCTATTGTTATAGGAGTTGTTGTTGATACTGATGATCCATTGCAAATGGGACGATTGCGAATATATTGTCCAGATTTAAATGATGATCCGAAAAAGGTCCAACATTTACCATGGGCGGTATACGCATCACCATTTGGTGGGAGTATACGAAATTCATGTTATACACGAGGACATGACCAAAAAAATGCTACATCTTCCGGAACCACACAATATGGATTTTGGGCTATACCAGAAAAAGGAGCTAATGTTTTAATAACTTGTATTGCCGGTGATCCACGACGAAGGGTTTGGCTTGGTTGTTTATATGAACATGGAGAAACATCTGGATTATTAAATGGTGTATATGATTGGGAAAGTTTAGAAGGCGCTCCAGATGGACCATTTTGTTCTCCGGGACCAGACCATGAAGATGAACGTATTCCATTAAATCCATTATATAATAATTTATCAGAAGCATTTAAAAATGAAAAAGATTCAGCAGAATGGAAAACTCGTGGTGCAGATTATAGTGGAATGGTTAATACTAATATAGATTCATTTGGAACTAATAAATCTTTACAAGATAATGAAGATGATGAATGGGTAAAAGAAAAATTAGGAGCAATGGGATATGATTGGTCATCTTTTAAAAATTTAGGAGCATATTTGTCTTCAAAAATTTTTGGATGGCTGACTCCCGGATTACATTCTATAACTTTTGATGATAGACCTTTTAATACTAGAATACGTATACGAACTACAGCAGGGCATCAAATTTTATTAGATGATACAAATGAAAGAATATATATAAGTCCATTTAAGGGAAATGCATGGTTAGAATTAGATGTTTCAGGAAATATAGATATTTTTAGTGGAAGAAGAATATCTATGCATGCTACTAAAGATATAAATTTTTCAACAGATGAAACATTTAGAGTAAAAGCAAAAAAAGGAATATTTATGTATGCTGGAGATACTAGAGGTCAATCTCCATTAGATAGTATCCCAGCCGATGGGCAAATTAGAATACAATCCAGTAATGATATGCATATTTATTCTGAAGGTAATTTATATCAAAAAATAAATGAAAATATGCATCTAAAAATTGATGGAAATTTATTTGAAACAATTTCTAGTAATATGCATTTTACAGTAAATGAAAATTTATATGAAAATATAATTGGAGATATGAATTCTAAAATTGGAGGAGATATATTTAATGAGGTATTAGGTGATTATAATATATCTGTAATTGGAGATTTACTTATTGATGCAAATTATTTTGGAGTGGATGCTAATAATATAGATTTATTTGCTGGGAGCAGTATATTATCTTTATCATCTAGTAGTGCATATTTACAAGCAGCTAATACTGTAATTGGCGGAAATGGTCTTACTCAAATTAAGACTGGTGCATCTATTATAGAACTTACTCCACTTCTTATAGCATTACAATCTACTGCAATAATTACTAATATTGCAATAGTTGAAGAAACGTTTATTATTCCTCCTCTTTCTACTTCTGTTCCGTCATTATCAATTAGTTTACCAGAACTTCCAGAGATTTCTGAAGATGCAAAATTAACTCCATGGACAAATAGAGTTCCTGAACATGAATCATGGCCGCGAGTATTAAAACAAGATTCAGATGATGATATTAATAAAAAAAATGATGGATATAAAAATAATATAGATTGGATAGATCAATTTGATAATGAAACTTCACCGGAGGGAAGAGAAGATATAGGAATTATTGAGGGGAAGGAAAAAATTGAAAGAGGACAATTTTGGAGAAGATAATAAATAGAATTAGTGGTGGAGAATCATAATGAAGATTTATGATGTATTATTAGAATATGAAGAAGAACGAGAAGATATAATTAATGATATTTGGGATAATCATTATTTTAATTTTAATGAAAATACATATGAAGAATTAATAGATTTATTGAAAAATGAAAATGTTAAAAAAAAACTACAAGATCATTTTTACAGATATAATGATTTTAAAGTATCTGAGAATAATTATGATTCTTTAATGTCATATTCAAATAATATTCTTGATGAGTTTGAAAATTCTGGTAATAATCAAAAAGTTATTTTAGATGGATTGAAAAATTTTGAACAATTAATCCATGAATTAATTAAAAAGAGAGAAATATTTAATAGTTTTTTAGAAATGTCAAAATATGATGAAACTATAGATGATACTTTGGAAGGAAGAAAAAATATTTATGGGTATTATGGTGTATCCAGAGGAGATTTTTAATGGCTTCTAAAAAATTATATAAGGGGTTATCATTTGTAAATTATAAAAATAAAAAAACATTATCATTAAATGATTTAGAATTGGTTAAACAAGATATATTAAATCATATTTTTACATCTACCGGAGAACGTATAATGATGCCACAATTTGGTACCAGAATTCCGGATATGCCGTTTGAACCACTTGATAATTTTATTTTATTTCAGATTGAGGAAGATTTAAGAACGGTAATAGAATATGATCCTAGAGTAGAATTAAAAACAGATGGTGGTATTCCTGAAGGAATACGTATTATACCATTATATGATGAAAATGCAATAATTGGGGTTATAGATTTAAATTATATAGAATTAAATTTATCAGATGTTTTAGAAATACGATTGGAATTTAATACATAAATAATGGATAAATGTGGATGTTTAAACCCAATTAAGATGAATTCACAACAGAGGCACTATGGAAATGAATAATATGCTCATGCCACTTTTAGTTACACGGACATTACGATTGAAAATTAAAAGGGAAGCTTATCCGTGGTTAAATTCTGCGTCTATGGAAGTGAATAATGTCTGGAATTGGGCTGCCGAGACAAGTAAAAAGGCGGGAAGACCATTTTATGGCAAGCCGAAATGGTTGAGTGGATTCGACCTGAATAACCTTTCGGCTGGAGCAACGGAATGTTTCGAACGGATTAATGCCGATGTGATTCAACGAATTAATGGTGAATATGCAGTTAAGCGAAGGGCTGCAAAGAAATTAAAATTGCGCTGGCGTGTAAGCCATGGAAGCGGTAGGTCATTGGGTTGGATTCCCTTTAAGGCATTAAATCTAAAACGCAAAGGAAAATATTTACGATTTGCAGGCAAGACATTTCGAGTATTTGAAGCTGAACGGTTAGATGGCATAAAATGGAAAAGTGGTTGCTTTGCTCAGGATGCGGTGGGTGATTGGTGGTTATGTCTCCCAATTGAAGTGCAAGTTGAACAAGATATTGCCCCAAATGAAATTGTGGGAATCGATCTTGGACTCAAGTCCATTGCCACAACCAGTGATGGGGATATTTTAGAAGCTGGGAGATGGATTCATAATTCAGCCGATAAATTGGCAAATGCGCAACGGAGAGGACATAAGTTACAGGCAAAACGGATTCAACGGAAAACCGCAAGGCAACGCAAAGATGCTTTGCACAAATTTTCACGAAAAATCGTAAATAATTATCAAAATATAATCGTGGGTGACGTGAGCAGCACCAAACTTGTTAAGACACGGATGGCAAAATCTGTGTTGGATTCGGGATGGGGTATGTTCAAGAATTTTCTGGAATATAAGAGCCAGCAGGCAGCCAGATCATTTTCAGTTATCAACGAGAGCTACACAACAAAAGTGTGCAGCGGCTGTGGAGCCTTAACGGGACCTACAGGTCTGGACATGCTTTCTGTAAGAGCATGGATATGCAGTGACTGCGGTGTAGGTCATGATCGGGATGTGAATTCAGCCTTGAATATCCTAGCTCGCGTCAAGGTGATGGCGTCCGTTTGCGGGAACGAGTCATTTGGCTCATCGATTCCGCCGAGCATGGCATCTAGCCATTGTGAAGTAGGGATAAAAACGGTGGGACAGGAGGCATGGGCATCGTCGTGAAACTTTGTGATCTTTTAGAACAAACTATAGATTTGGAATTAGAAATTCCATATATGCGGCGTATAACATTATATTTTGGTGGATGCAGAGGATTAGCTGATAATTTACAATTACATGGATTTTTTCCAACAGTAATGTCTAAAAATAAAAAACTTCCATTATTTTCATCTATAGAATTAGCTAAAGAATATGCTAAGAAAAATAATTGTGAATCTATTGTTGAAGTTAAAAATATACCAGCCAATAAATTATTTATAGATTTATCAATAGATAATCCTCCTGATGATATATGGGAAGCTATAGATAGAATAAATAATGGTGAAGATATGAAATTATTTTTGGTACGTGATCTACCTAATAATCATTTTACATTTATCAATAAAATAAAAAGATATAGACAAAATTTGGAATAAATAAATTATGCGAATAATAAGTAGAGCAGAATCATGGGAAAAAGTTTATGAAGCATTTGAACAAATAAATTTTTCAGCATTTGATTACAATACAATTAAAGAATCTATAATAGATTATTTAAAACTTTATTTTTCTGAAGATTTTAATGATTGGATTGAGTCTTCAGAATTATTACCAATTATAGAGGCATTTGCATATGTTGGAGAAATACTTGCATATAGATTGGATTTAAATGCCCATGAAAATTTAATTTCTGTAGCACAAAGAAAAGAATCTGTATTACGATTAGCAAAATTATTATCATATAATGCTTCACGAAATATACCATCTAGAGGATTAGTAAAAATAACAAATATATCAACTACTGAAAATGTATTTGATTCAAATAATAATAATTTAAATAATAAGACTATACGATGGAATGATCCTAATAATTCAAATTGGAAAGAACAATTTATATTAATTTTAAATAGGATATTAAAACAAAATTTTGGAACTGTTCTTCCTACTGATAGAATACAAGTTCAAGATGTAATATTTGAACTTTATGAATTAGATAATAATCCTTTAATAAATAATGTATTAAAATATAATATAAATGTATCTAATGTTACGTATGGAATGGAATTAGTTTCTTCAGATTTATCATCATTTGGACCTGTAGAAAAAAGACCAGAGAAAGATTTAAAACTATCTATTCTTTATTTATCAGATGGATTAGGAGATTCATCAGATAATACTGGATTTTTCTTTTTTACTAAACAAGGACAATTGCAAAGAAAATTAGGTGATTTTGATGGTGTGACACCAAATCAAACATTTGATATAGATATTGAAAATTGTAATGAAACTGATGTATGGATTAATAATATTGATCCAGATACGGAAGAAATATTAAATAATAGTTCTGATATACAAACTACAGAACGGACAGGAGAATGGCAACCAGTTGAATTAGCAAGCGCGCAAAATATTATATTTAATACATCTGCTAATAGAAATAAATATGAAATTGAAACGTTAAATTCTGATAAATTTAGAATAATATTTGGTGATGGAAATTTTGCCAATATTCCTTCTGGTAGATTTGAAATATGGTTTAGAATATCTGCCAATGAAGAATTATCAATACCAATAAGTGCAATTCAAAATATTGCAAATAATTTAACATATCAAGATTCTGATAATAAAGAACAAACATTATCATTTACCATGAGTTTAATAAATCCAATTCAAAACTCGGCACCAACAGAAGATATTGAAAGAATAAGAAAAACGGCACCCGCTGTTTATTATACTCAAGATAGAATGGTTAATGGGCGAGATTATAATGAATTTATGTTGCAAGATAATTCTATTTTAAAATTAAGATCAATTAATAGAACATTTT